AAATTAGATTATATCAAAAAATTAGAAAATAAAGATGTAGAATGGAAAGAAGCAAATAGATTATCTAAAATATGGCATTGTGTTAAATTTAGAAATTGTAAATATTCATCTGAAATTTATCATAAAGTGATGTATTATGAAAAATAACAAAAATCAATTATTATCACAATGTAATTCTCCGTCAATATTTGATAAATTTTTTGATAAACATCTTGATAAATCTTTTGAAGCCATTTTATAAATACCTTTTTTATTTTTACATTCAGCCCAAATCAAAGGATATCTAAAATCTAATAGTTGACAAGAATATGACCAATTACCAGGTGGTAAATTTTTATTTATTCCATTACTATAATGGATAATTGGTTTGAATTCTTCTTTAAATAAATTTTTGAAAATAAATATAATTACATAAATAAGTAGAATTATAAGTAAAAAATTTTTATTCATATATATAATTTAGAATAAAAATTTATGCTCTTGCTTGATCATCTGACCATTTTTTATTAATTTTTGATTGTGTGACATATCTAGAGTCATCCCATTGTTTTAAATTAACTGGATAATTTGATGAATCAGAAGGACATACTTTACAAGGTGCTGTATTGATGCATACAGGTGGTCTGGGCATGGGAACTTGCCATTTATTAGTATTTAATATGGTATAGTCATTATCCCATTCATTAGAAATTTTATTACCAAGAGGTGAATAAAAATCAGAAGGTAATTCACTATATACTCTATCATCTTTAACTTTACCATCTTTACTTCTTACTTTAGATTTTCCTTCTTTCTTTAATAATTCTAATGAACTAATAATTTCTTCTATTGTTAATAGTTTAGATCTCATCTTAATTTGAATATTTTCTATATCTCTTGCATCTAAAATACCTTTATCATTTAGTTCGGTCAATAATGAATCAAAATATTTAGCAGCTATTTTTCCATTAGTACTTGTTACCATTCTACTATTTAATTGAACTTTTAATTTATTTATTTCATTTTCAAGATCTCTCTTAACTTTATTAACCTCCATAGCACAACCAATTTTGGAAGGACCTTTTGGAGATTTAATTTTTTGTTTTGATTTAGGTGTAGAAGCGACTGATTTAGGTGTAGAAGCGACTGATTTAGGTGTAGAAGCAACTAATTTAGGTGTAGAAGCGACTGATTTAGGTGTAGAAGCAACTAATTTAGGTGTAGAAGCAACTAATTTAGGTGTAGAAGCAACTAATTTAGGTGTAGAAGCAACTAATTTAGGTATAGAAGCAACTAATTTAGGTATTTGTTTTTTATGTTTTTTATGTTTTTTATCTTTTTTATTTTTTTTATCTTTTTTATCTTTTTTATCTTTTTTATCTTTTTTATCTTTTTTATCTTTTTCCATTTGCATTTCCATTTTCTTTTTCAATAAAGCTTCGATATCAAAATTAAGATCTAAAGCAAATGGATCTTTTTCTTTGGCTTGTGTAAAATCTTCAGTTGTTTCTTGTTTGAGATTTTTTAAAAATGTGCAATCAATCATAATAAAACCAATAATAATTATTGCTAAAACTAATATTAAATCTTTATTATTCATTTGCATTGATGGTACCATTTTTAAAATAGTATAAACTAGACCAGCAACAACTAGATATTTGACTATATCTTGAGTTGAAAATAATGATTCTTTCATTTATATAACATATTAGATATTTTTTTAAATTTTTTATTTTTGTTTTACACTATTTTTTATTATATAAAATAATTAGGATTAATACTATGATAACTAAAATTAAATTTAGTGAATACATTATGAATAGTAAAGATACATATGGATAAATTCTATTTGCGAAATTAGTAAATATTGGATTAATTACTTCTTGTTCAAGTTTTGTTTTATTTTCTTCTTTATTGATTTCGATTACTATTTTAGAGATGAAATCTTTAGTTATTTTATCTAACATTAACAAAATTTAGAATTTAATATTTAAATTTTTACTCAAATTAAAAATTGTATTATTTTTAAAACTTTATTTATTTACACCCTTGAAAATTTAAAATGAGACAAAAAATGTCATAAAATAAAACTTCAAAGTTGGACAGTTGCAGAGATTGTAAAATTATTTTAAATCAAAAACCAAATGTTATAACATTATGAAATTTTAATTTAGAAATTTATTAAAAATTCCAATCATATTTCTTTATTAATAAAAAATTTGATAATAAAATATGTTATAAAGCTTTTCTAATATATATCAATATAATGTCTATAAATCCTATATATTACAGTGAAGATGTAAAGAAAATTGATAAGGTTGAATTTAGTGTTTTTAGAAATAAAGATGTTAAACTATATTCGGCAGTTAGTAATGATCCTTTTGGAATAGATTTGGCAGAATCTTATGAAAATTTTGAACCAAAAAAAGGAGGTTTAGTTGATTTGAGATTGGGATCATGTGATCCTTATCTTCCATGTACAACATGTGGTGAAAATTCATTTGATTGTCCAGGTCATTTTGGTCATACTGAATTAGCTGAACCTGTTTTTAATTTTGGATTTTTATTTCATTTGAAATATATTATGCAATGTATATGTTTAAAATGTTCAAATCTTTTAGTTGAAAAATCTGATAATCAATTTAAGAAAGTATTAAATAAAAAAGCAGAAGCAAGATTTAAAGAAATTAAAATGTTAACTAAAAATGTAAATTATTGTTTTCATTGTGGTGTACCAGTTCCTAAAATTAAACGAGAAGTTAAAGATAATGGGTATATTAAGATAATGATTGAACGTGATATTAATACAGGTACAAGTAATGAAAAAGAAGAACTTCAATTTAATGTAAAAAAAATTAAAGAATCATTAAGTCCAAGAGATTGTTATAATATTTTACGTAATGTATCTGATACTGATTGTTATATACTTGGATTCAATCCTAAGATGCATCGTCCAGAGGATTTAATTATTGAAAAGTTTCCTATTCCACCAGTTTGTATTAGACCAACTGCAAAAGTTGATTTTATGTCAGCAGCAACTATGGAAGATTCTTTAACACTAAAAATATCTGATATTATAACTTCAAACAAACGTGTTAGACAACAAATGGAAAAAGAAACAGTGTCTAATGAGTTATCAAATTACAATCAAGATATTTTTAACTTATTACAATATCATGTAGCTACTTATTATGATAATGAATCTGTCAGTTTACCACGAACTGAATTCAAAACAGGTGGGCGAACTACTAAATCAATTAGTGACCGTATTAAGGGTAAAGCTGGTCGTGTTAGAAGCAATCTTATGGGAAAAAGAGTTGATTTTTCAGCTCGTTCGGTAATTACATCTGATCCATACATTGATATTGATCAAGTAGGAGTACCAAAAAAGATAGCAATGGAATTAACAATACCTGAAGAAGTAACACCATATAATATAAAATATCTTACTGGTTTAGTCAAAAATGGTCGAGAAATATACCCTGGTGCAAACTTTGTAACGCGTATAAATTGCCGTGACGGTAAATCTGAAATCCAGAAAATAGACTTGAAATATCGTAAGAAAGCAATTAAATTAAACTTTGGTGATATAGTTGAACGTCATTCAGTTGACGGAGATTATGTTTTATTCAATCGACAACCCACACTTCACAAACCATCCATGATGGGTCACAAGATTCAAGTCATCAATAATGACAACCTGTATGCATTCCGAATGAATGTATCAATATGCAAACCTTATAACGCCGATAGAAAAATCGTCAAAGTCGGCAAAAGGAAGAATTGATAAAATTTTACTTCCTAGTTCCATCGTACGGAGCTACACTTTCAAACTGCGGGAAACCCCCTAAAATAAGTTATATACTACCACTCTTTAATGGTAACATTTGAGAGGAACAGGGTTAATAGCCCTTTGCAAGTCGTAAGATGAGCAACTTGAAACATATGTTTTAAGCCCAATGGTAATAATGTATATAATTGGAGGCAAAACCTCCAGGGACAATCCGCAGCCAATGGCTTCCAATAAATGGAAGCACAAGGTTCAACGACTAGACGGAAGTGGGTTCTACAAATGAAAATTTGTAGGGCTTAAGGTATAGTCTAATCCCACCAGTGATGGTGTCTATATTCGGGGTTAAATATCGATACGACTTTGGTGAAAACCATTGGATGTTTAACAACAAAGTATAGAGGCAAATAGAAATATTTGCTGGTGATAAATTTGTGTTTATTAAAATTGAAATTATTGGTTAATGAATCTAAATGATTTCTTCTAATGCAAGAATCAGAAAAAACAGGAGTTATTTATATGATAACCAATAAAGTCAATAATTTAAAATACATCGGTAAAGCATATTCGTATGAAAAACATGGTAAAAGACCACCTAGTTATTATGGTGCAGAAGGTAGATTGAGAAGACATAAATCTAATGCAGCTAGAGGTGATAATGAAATACCATTACTATATGAAGATATGCGAAAACACGGAACAGACAATTTTACTGTGCAAACATTAGAAGTCTGTTTAAAAGAAAATCTTAAAGCAAGAGAAACACATTATACAAAACTTCATAAAACATGTGAAAAAGAAATTGGATATAATTATCATGTAGGTGATAATAAACCTAAAGACAAAGAACATGTTAAACAATATGAAGAAAATAAAGTACTTACCAATAAGACTAGAGCTATTGATGGTAAATTGAGACAGTCTGAAGATGTCAAAGATTTACCACCAAATGTTTACAAACGAGCTAATGGATTATTTGCTCAAATCAAAATAAATGGTACTTTGTATAATAAAGCTTTCTTAAGCTCTAAAGATTCGGATGATGAAAAACTTAAACAAGCCAAATTGTGGTTAGCTAACACAAAACAACAATTTGGTGATATTGAAGTTTAACATCATTGTGATGTGAACCGATGTAAAAACACAATTTTATCCAGTGTTTGACGGTGATGAGATGAATATACATCTTGCACAATCAATTCAAGCCAGAAATGAGCTCAAACGTATTGCAAACGTACAATATCAAATAGTAGGAACAAAAGATTCAAGTCCAATTATTGGTTGCCAACAAGATACTTTATCAGGAGCATATATGTTATGTGAACCCAATGTAAGAATCAAAGGTTGGGAGGTTGCTAACATATTATGTAATACAACATCTGATACTAAATTTGAAATTGAAATGAATAAGGAATATACAGGTCATGAAGTTTTTTCACATATTATTCCAGCTGGTATTAACAACACTAAGAAATCAGGTGATAAAATTAGTTTCCAAATTGTAGATGGAAAATTTACTACTGGTTATTTAGATAAGGCATCATTAAGTTTTGCCAAAAATTCAATCATTCATTTTATTTGGGATAAATTTGGTCCTAATAAAACCAGAAGATTCATTGATGATTCCCAAAGATTGATTCTCAACTATTTATTAATTAGAGGTCAAACAGTCGGTTTTAAGGATACAGTTGTAGATAATAAAATGAATCAACAAATTCAGCAAATAATTAACCAAAAAATTTTAGAATCAAAATATGCAATCACTCAATATGAAAACGATTTGGATCAAGTATCTTTAGAAGCTATTGAAGCAAATTTAACAGGAGAATTAGGTTCAGTTCAAGCAAATATTGGTAAAATTTTAATGTCTTATTATGATACTACTAACTTTTTCTGGACATCAGCTATATCTGGTGCCAAAGGTAATTCAACTAATGTTGCACAAGTATCTGGTGTACTTGGTCAAAACAATGTTGAAGGATCTCGTATTAAGAAGAAAGTAGAGGGTCGTGCATTAGTCTATTGGCATAGAGATGATGATACACCAGAAGCCAGAGGTTTTATCAAAAGCTCATTCTTGTCTGGATTGAAAGGATTTGAGTTCTTCTACAATGCATCAGCTGGTCGTGAAGGTTTAATCGATACGGCCATCAAATCAGTAACATGGGAAACACCAATTGTTATTATTGAAAATAGACAACCATTATACACACCAATTGGTAAGTGGATTGATGGTTTATTAGATTCTAATCCTGATAAAGTAGAATACATGAAAGAACAAAATATGGAAATTATGGATTTAAATGAAGGTATTTATATTCCAACTACTGACTATAATGGTAATGTTACTTGGGGTAAAATTTCAGCAATTACTCGTCATGATCCAGGTAAACAATTATATGAAATTAAGACTAGTGGTGGTCGTTCAGTAATAGTAACAGAA